GGCTCGTATTTTTGAATTTTATAACCTGTATCTTGCATTTGATATGTTGAATTTGGACAAAGATTTTTATTTATATTTGATATATGCCCTGTATATTTTTTTAATCCTATTTGTAATGCGTCAAAAAAAATCTTATCTTCTTCAATCCAATTAGAACTTGTAGTAACTCCAAAATCAGTAGTATCTTTAACAGTTTTATCTACTTTTGGATTTTCTCCTGATATACGACCTGGTTGTTTATTCGGTTCTGCTTCAAATTTGTTTATAACGTGTTTACAAAATACTTTTGATAAAGAATTTTCTATTGTGTAAATTAAATCCTTATGCACTAATTATCGTCTTGGTTTAATTTCTGCTACTTTAACTTCTACTTCTTTTAAACGATGAAATACTTCTCTCATGTCATCATGCATAACTTCTATCTTGTCTGTTAATAATTCTATAGCGGTTGTATTTCGCACGAGGTCATCTCTTGATTGTCTTCCTCTATATGACATTGAGCCAACGGAGACAAAACAAGCTGTAAGACAAGCCCCACCTAATGCTGCAATTACTTCTACCACTTTACGAGTCCTCTATATATGTTTATTATGACAGAAAAAGCCTATGACAACAGAAACCCAAAAAGAATCACAACAAAAGAATAAACAAATAGACGATGATAAGCCTGACTATCAGGAGAAAATCATGTTTTTAGTTAGCACTACAGCACAAGGAGCTATACTTGCTTGGTGTCTAATAGTCTTATCGCTTGGATATATAAAATTACCTAATAAGCTATTTGGTTTAGATATACCAGACCAACCTCGTGTAGATAGTACCTTTGCTGCTGGCCTCCTGGGCAACATCCTAGCGGGATGGGGTGTTTCTGTTGGTGCTGCTAGTGGAGCAAAGAAAAAAAAGAAAGAAAATGAAGCGTCCGCAGCATATAATACAAACGCTAGTGGACAACAGACTATAATAATAAGACAACCAATAGAACTAATTACAAGTAAACCAGAAGTAATTAAGGAGATTAAGAAATGAAAAAACTACTTCCATTATTGCTATTAGTTGCAAGTCCTAGTTATGCAGATATAACTCAAAAGTTTACCACTTCTGCACAAATTACTGTGGATATGCCATATTCTGTGACTAACAAGTTAGGAACTACATACAGTCTTAGCGGTAATAATATTACTCCATCTGTAACTAGCGGAGGATCTACAACTTCTGGAGCTATCGGAGGATTGAATGTTGGATCGTTGACTGATGGAGTGCCTGCTCTTATACAAACTGATAAAGCCATCACAACTGCTGGTTCTGCCTTCTCAATCACAGAATCGGCAATTATTGGAGATGTCACACCATCTGCTATTACTCCATCATCAGGAATATCAACGCTACCTCATCTTGGTGGGCAGACAACTATAGGATCTGGAGGTACAGCAGGATCTCTTGGTATGACTAGCCTTTCATCGGGAGTTCACTCGTGTACCGCAGGTGGGTCTGGTACAAGCTGCGTTGGCAGCACTACAGTCTCAATCCAAATTGACTAGAGTTTGGCTGCTATTAATAATATTATTTCCTATTAAAACATTTGCAAATCCTGTCGTCCCAACCTTCCGTACAGGCAGTTCAAGCACAAATTCTACAAGTCAATCTGTAATTACGGAATCTATAACGAGCTATCAATATAGGACAGGCTATTCAGTTGGTGTTAGTGGTACTAACATTGAAAGTGCTGATGTAAATGGATATATT